GATTGAAGATAATCTAACTGAAAATGTAAATCAGTACAAAGAAACTGGTGTAAATGAAAATGTAAAAATTATAAAGGGTCCTAAGAAAGACGAAGATGAAGAAGATGAAGAAGATGAAGAAGATGAAGAAGATGATGAAGATGAAGAAGATGACGACGAAGAAGAAGATGATAAAGAAGATGAAGATGACGACGAAGAAGAAGATGATAAAGAAGATGAAGATGATAAAGAAGATGAAGATGATAAAGAAGAAGAAGATGAAGAAGATAAAGATGATAAAGAAGATGAAGAAGATGAAGAAGATGAAGAAGATGAAGATGATGATAAAGAACAGGATAAAGAAGATGATGATGATGATAAAGAAGATGAAGAAGAAGATGAAAAAGAAGTTGATAAAGAAGATGAATCGCGTGTTGACTATAATAAAAAAATAAATGAAAATAATATAGTAGATACATCAATAAAAAAAATTAGCGATGATGAATATAAAGGATGGTATAAAAATGAAGAGAATGACAAAGAAATATCATTTGCTCAAAGCGAACAAACAAATATGCAAACAAAAGAGCATGCAGATGAAAAAGAAAATAATAATATTCGCAACGAATGGGACAATATTAAAGTTGAATACAATTCATTATCGCAAAATAATGGGGATAATAAAAGGTATAAAAATGAGATTGCGAGCAAAAAATATGAAGATGATAACGATGATGCAAAAAGTGTATCTAGTGTAGCAACAGATATAAGTCAAGTAAAAAAAATACATATTAATGAAACATTAAATAGAAATAAGAGACCAAGTTTTTTCTAATAAAAAATGATTTATTATAGTAAAAGTTATAGAAGTTATTAAATGTTAAAGAAAAATTCTTATTGTTTCCTATGCTATTCTGCAGATAATATTATATATACTAGAACATTATTTGTTTGCAAGAAATGTAATATTCCAATAACAAAATGCGATATTTGCGGATTTTATTGCGATGATAAATGTTTAGAGATGTTTAATAATTGTCTTAAACTTACTTAATATTAATATGATGTCTGTTTCTTTACTTTTATAAGTTTAGAGTTCTTCTTTTTAACAAAGACACCAGGGTCATAATCTTCTATATCGTCTCCATCTTCATTTGTCAGTCCCATTAAATCTCGTTGGTCTTGTAGTGACTGCATTTCCCAAAGGTCTGGAGCACACATTTTATAATGTGGGTCTTCCGCCTTGTACCAAAATACGATATCCGCTATATTATTTGATTGCACTTTATTATCAATAACTAGACATTCGTAATTTTCAGTACATTGATTCATCACTTGATTAAATACATCAAATGTTGGGAACATACCCGCATAATGATTGTATATTTTTTCTCTTTCTTTCACAATATTATTACGAAAAATAAATACGTAATCAATATTTGAACGTAGGTCAGGAGGTAATCCTAAACCATGTTGCATAGTAATTAAAAGAAATATTTTGTAATGTCGTCCATTCATAAAAATACACCTAATATTTTTATCTGTCATAGCAGATTTGTTATACATACAATCATCTAAAATTAAGAAGGCACGAGGGTCAATTGATGAATTTCCGTGCTTTGCCATATCTCTTTTCCTCTCATTCGTTATATTTATTTGTCTAGTTAAAAACTTACTAATTAACTTCTCATCCAGTTCATCATATATTAACATTTTAGGAATAAATTTTTCAAAATATCCGTTTGCGCGTTCTGTTTGTGAAACAACAACTCCTACCGGTATATCTTTGTTATAACTTAGGATATCTTTCATGCAATAACTTTTTCCTGTGTTACGCTTACCAATAAAAGTTACAACGGAATCATTCTTAATTCTTTTTGGGTCAAACTTTTTGAGTTCTAGTTTCATTTAATTAATGATAATAAAAATAATATATTATATGTATCACACTTCAAACTTATTTAATAATTTTATTTAAGAATATAATTAATATAATATTTAAGATTATTACTTAGATAATATATATCTATGAAACATTATTGGATTAATATTGATAAAACTATAGACCGGCGAACTTTTATGGAAGAACAATTTAAAAATAATAAATTAGATAATGAAAGAGTATCTGCAATAACTCCAAAAGATTTTGATAAGGAATTGCATGATCAACGTCCGTTAACTTGTAAACACCATGGGTGCACAAGTTGCGAATATGAATATGCTACTATATCAAGTCATATTAAAGCAATTATGGAAGGTTTAAAAGATAAAAAAAATGAATGGTTTGTTGTTATGGAAGACGACATTATAATTCCTTTTAAAATTAATTATAATAAATTAATTAGCGAATTACCAGAAGATGCTGAATTAGTTCAATTACTAATTTTATATGGTCCTACAGTAAAAACACTTTATAATGTATTAACGACACAAAATATTAAATTTATCAAATGGCAATACTTATTACCATCTGCGGGAATGTATATCATATCTCGTATAGGAGCAGAAAAATTAGTAAGTAAATATTTTAAAAATAATAAATATGATTTTACCTCTTGTGAATACCAAGTAGTTGCTGATGTTGCATTATATTTATCAATAAACTCTTATGCGACTACATTTCCATTTGCATATCCTAATATTGATTTTGTTTCTGAAATACACCCAGACCATTATGAAGCACATAAAAGCGCATTTTTAGATATTAAAGATGTTATAGATAGGGCGATTGAGACTAATAACATACCATATATTTCTACATAGAATGTTCTTTTGGTGTATCTTTGTTAATTATATTATATTTTTCATTAAAAAAGTATATGACAATTAATTGTTTTCTATGGTCTCTTAATTTATCTGTGCAGTATAAAATATATGATTCATCTTTTCCATTTAAATTTTTATTTTTAATCCATATTTTAAAAAGTTCATTATACAAAGTAACAGATTCATTTATTAGCGGATACTTAGCTATCTTATTTGTTGCTAACATTTGTGCCTCTTCTGCTAGTCCTATTATATGTAAGAAATGCTTGGTAATACAATCTCTACATCTCTTATTTTTGTTTGTAAGATGCTCCTCTAATAATATTGATTGCTTAATTATTTGTTGCATGTTATAACGTGGGTCGCTCACGGGGTCTATAGAGTCACAACTTGAAGAACAAGAACCATCATTCTTTTGTTTGTTATAATTTATATTTAAAAGCGTAGCTTGCGATGCTTTATTAGAACTGCTATCATAACTAAAATGATGGTCGCTATTATAATGTATATACCATAATATTATTATAGTTGAAAGTATTATTGCAAAAACAATAATAATTGTTTCTAATATATTCATATAGTTGTATTAATTCTATTAATATAGCAGATATATATATTATATAGATATGTTATTAACATTTTAATATTATTATATATTATTATATAATAGAATAGAAAAAATAGGATGTATGGTTCCGCAGAATTATTTTTTGAACATTTTAAGGGAATGGCTTCACCACCTGTAAATAATACGTCAGGTGCTGCGTCAGGTGCCGTATCAGGCGCTGCAACAGGTGCATTAATTTCTGGCGGGTCTGCTGCTCTTATGAGCAATTCGGGTTCTAATAATGTCGAGAAATGCCCTCTTACCGATGATACTTTGTACTGTCAAATTAGCAGAACTGCTGGTATTACTGGTATGGTAATATATATATTACTAATGATAATATTTGTATTGGCATTTTTATACTTTATTTATTATATGGTTTTTAGAAGCGGTGGAAATAATATAAGTAATGTAAGTAAAAGTATAAGAAGAAGTAAAAGATAAATTATAATAATTTTTAATAAAATTGATATTAATATATATATATTAATATATACGCATCTAAATTAATTAAAATGAAAATATTTGTTCTACATAACAGTAATTTAACCAAGAGAAAAAAACATATATTAGAACAATTCAGATTACATAATATATCTAATTTTGAGTTTATTGAGAAATATGATGTCTCTAAAATAACTGATGATGAATGCAGTATTTTTGATGAAAACTATAAAAAAACTAAAATGTCCTTATTTTTGAAACATATTTATTGCTGTCAATTAATAATAAAAGACCACGATACAGATGCAACTTTAATATTTGAAGATGATGTTATTTTAAGTGATGATTTTAATGATATACTAAGTAAATATATTAAAGAATTACCAAAAGATTACGATATGTTGTTTATTGGTAGTGGATATAATCTACATATAGACAAACAAAAATTAATAGATGATAAGCATATATATGAGAATCCATATACGCGTTGCACAGATAGTTACATAATAACTAATAATTGTGCACAACAAATATATGAATATTTTATAAATGGAGATGACAAAATAAATTTACCTATTGATTTTTGGTTAAATAAGGTCATCGCAAATAATAAATTGAAGGTATATTGGAGCGAACCAACAATAGTTTCCCAAGGTTCGCAAACCGGTTTATTTGAATTATCTATATAGTTATTATATGTATTACAATTAAAAAATGATATATCTTTTTTAATAAAATAACAGAATTATAATAGAGCGTTATGTTATACATTTATGTTCTGCAATTACAAAATAATAAATTTTATATTGGTAAAACATCTAATCCTTATTTTAGATTTGATAATCACTTTGCACATAATGGGTCTGAATGGACAAAACAGCATAAACCAATTAATATTTTAGAACTAATCCCTAATTGCGATGATTATGATGAAGACAAATATACATATAAGTATATGGATAAATATGGGATAGATAATGTAAGAGGCGGTTCTTATACAACCCCGATTTTAGATGGAATAACAAGAGACCAACTAAAAAAAATAAGTAATAGCATAAATAATAGGTGTTTCACATGCGGTATAGCGAATGGACATTTTGCAAAAGATTGCGATATTAAGGTTGTTAAACCAAACCCAGCGCCAGCAGAACTAATACCATCTCCATCTAAAGATTCTATTAATCTAGAAACATTATTGATGCATTCGCCAAATATAATGCTAATAAATGTTAAAGATTTAGATATAATTAACCAACTAAAGATTTATAGAATAAAAGTAGGGGACCGAATATTTAATTATAATAAAAGCGTATATAGTTCATTAAAAGAACTAGTAGATGATGCTACAAATATATATGATAACTATGATGTAAACGATTTAATGAAAATACCTGGGATTAGCTCTGTAAATGTTGCAAAAGAAATAAAAGATAAATATATGCTCCCTTCTAAAAATGCTTTCTACAAAAATATAGCGGAATTACTGGAGCAATTATCAAAAGAAAGATGCGAATTAATTCAAGCAGGTTGTAATTTTAGTAAAATGAAGAGTATTATATTAAATAGTTAAACATTATCTATTATTTACAAATTACTCTAATAACAAAAATATGAAAGTTGTTATTGTATATAATGTTGTTCCCCATATTGTATCAGTAATCGCAATTGAAACATCTAAATCCTTGTAAATTGCCAGAGATGTAAAATTATATATTCCAAATATTGAAAAACCGACCGCACCTCCATACATGAAAGATTGTAATAATTTGTTCTCTACCGTATTATTGCTTCCATTTTTTATATTTTGCGATGTGAAAGGAATAGCAACATATAATACCGAAAATAATATTAATATATATGCGATTATTGCATGCTCATATCTCAAATTCAAAGATGCTTTCTGAATTTTCAGTATAGAATTTGAATATGTAGAAAAATTTAAAGAAATCCATGCAATATCTAAAAATATAATTACTAAACATATTATAAAATATTTTAAATAAATATCCATAATCTTTCTATTATCTATTATTATAGTAATAATATAATATTATTTATTTGCCTTTATTTTATTTATAAATTTAACATAGTCTTCATATGATATTGCATATCCTTTATTATCATATGCTGTTATTGCGATGTCTTCAGAAGATTTATAACTTTCTATTACATTTTTTATAACATCCATTTCACTAAATTTAGAATATTTTATTGTTTTACTTAATTTTCTAGTTTTAGTATTCATTTTACCTCCTATTTTTCTATCATATATTTTTGGTTCTATTTCATTATAAATATTACCATTCTCCATATTTTCAACATAATAATCTATAGTAATCTTTAAAGACCCAGCAAGTTCATTAAACATCTCTATTAAATCTTTGTATTCTTCGGTAGTATTATCTATCATCATATTGACATCTATAAAATTAATATAGTTATCTAGGAGCATATCAATAAATTCATCTCTAAATTTTATTAAATAGTTTGTAGTTTTTTCAATAATTATTTTCATGTAGTCACGTGTAATATCCTTAATAAATAGACTATTCCTATCTTCATTTCTTGATATATATTCTTCAATTAATTTTGTATATACTTTTGAAGGTTCGTGAATATTAAAATTTGTTTTCTTAAACCCATCTGTATCAAATAATCCTGCACCTCTAAAAGAAATTAGTTTATAATTATAATCACTCCTTCTTTTTTTATTCTTTGTATAATTCAACGGATATAATGCATCCTCGTTGTGCAATAAACTATCTATAAATAAATTTTCAAAATTATATTGAAATCTCTTATAGTCGTTGCTTCCTATATTAATATCTTCATAGTTATCATCATTCTTATACCCAGTATATAACTTATCTATATCATAATATATTCCATAGTTAACGACATTAATTTTTAAAAATTTATCATCTCTGTCAATAAATTCAAAAAACTTATAGCAGTCACATATAAAATGCTGATGAAGAGTATATTTGATGTTAAAATATGTATTATTTGTAATATCATTATTTACTTGATTTCCTAAGCATATATAAGTATAATTTGGGTCACTAGGATTACTAATACTATTTAGCAAAATATTAGAAGTTTGCGGATATTTATCCTTATCGCTGTATATTTTGTATTTTTTTATGTTATATAATTTTAATCTACCATTCCCACCTTCAAATATATTATTATATAATATGTCAACATATTCTTTATCTGTGTTACTTACTTTGCAAAAATTATATTTAATACCTCCTATAACTAATTCATTTGTTACTGTTATTTTTAATCCAGGCGCTAAAATAATTTGATAATATTCGTCATTAAAATTTACATACTTAATATCATCTTTGACCTCTAATATATATACAACACCACTATTTTTAACATTTTCATAAGCATATTTAATAGCAACGCTAATATCAAATGTGCAAGATAAAAATGATGTCAAAACCACATTTTTATTATAATCGCTACTGAATTCTCTGTAAGTTCCATGAAAAACATAGATTGTTTTTTTGTTGTTTTGGATATTATACTCAGAATCATTATAAAACTTTAATAAATTTCTAACTCTTTTATATGCTCTTTTTTCCATAACTACACCATTTGCTATATAATTTTGCAAAGAACTATTAACTATTATACTATAAGGATATTTTCCTACATAATTTTCTATAATATCCGAAATTCTTGTTTCTGTTAATTTTAAAGGTTGAAATGTATGAATACCATAAATAAATGTGTCTGTGTCTAAAATAGTTATTGCTGGTAGTGGAGAATTATATGGAAACCAATAGTAATAGTCGTTATTAATAATATTATTATAATTATTATTAATAATAGTATATAATATTGTTCTCAAAGTATCATCGTCACTATATCCTTTAATATTATTAAAGTCCTTCTCATATTTCTTATTATTATATGAAATAGTATATTCTTCAGGTAAATAATTTTTATGTAATAGATTAATTTTTCTAAAAATATCTTCTATATTTTTAATATTATCTATATGTTTCATTTGCTTTTTATCTAGAATATCAATATTCGCAAATAATGGTATAATATCCTCACACCTTTCTTTTAAACTTATGTAATAAGGTAATATAGACATATATTTAGTATATTCAAGGTCATCTAATGCGTCTTCTGAATATTTTCTTTCTGGTTCACTATTAAATAATATTTTGCCACCTACAAATGATAACCTAATACATCTATGTATTATTGTGGAATATAATAATTTTTCATTAAATTTTGTGTATTTACCCCCCGTCTGCTTATCATCCAAACTATACCTTTTTGAATTTGTTTTACTATCTGAAAATCTTACAATATATTTTGTATCTTCTTCGCCATAATTATTATTTGCGATTGGCAATAGATATTCGTCATTAATAACTGATGTGTTGCTTCTCCTTTCTATCGGAGTTCCAAATGCATCATTATAAATATATTTTTCAGTCTCCTCATTATGTTTTTTAATACTTTGCATATCAAACATATTAATTTGAGGCATATTTTTCTTAAAAGTTATGCGATATATTTGATGTAAAAAATGCAATAATAATAAAAGTTTTTTCATATGCCTTTTGTATACATCGATGTAAATTGATTTATACTTAGAGATTTTCTTACAAGATTTGGCATATTCATCAAATAATTTATCATATTTTTCAAGCAATATTAACTTTTTTTTATTAATATATTTTTTACTATTACTACTAATCATAAAAATCTATATAACAACAATAAAATAATATCCAAAATAAATAAATCGTAAAAGTTTTATAAAAATAATCTAGGGATATCCTCTGTATATGTATGCGTATCATGTTACCGCTTATATTGAGATACTATATCATATTTAGACCGCTGATGATGTATATATTTGATATATTATTTTAATGACAAATAACACATGTTTATCTATTCCCTACCCAAAAATTAATTTCACATAAAATCGCCTTTTCATATGGTGTTAATTTATTGTTAGCATCTTCAATATGCTTTTGATATATCTTCTCCTGCTCTAATAATAATTCATCAACTATTGATTCAAAGTCAATTTCTTCTACAACTTCAAGAATAGGTTTAAAAGTTTTACGTCTATATTGCATATATCTACGATTATTAGATTTATTATATTTCAAAATAGTCATTATTTGCATTTTAATTGCACAAGTTGTTAATAATAATATCTATTATACATAATCAATTTATATTATTATATAAAAAAATAACAATTGCAAATTATTACAATAATAATATCTATATATTATATATAATCAAGTTAATGAATTGTTTAGGGTGTGCTATATATTTACCTACATTTAACGATATACTTCAATACTTCAACTTATAACATAAATTATTCCCTGTCTTTCTTATCAACCAATCTACAATGGCAGTGATTACTTATATCAATATATTTACCTGCATTAATATATTTACCTTTTTCATCTTTACCACCTCCATAATATTCTTGGAAATCTTTTGGCATATCATTAAATTTACGCATATCTTTAGATTCCGCAATAGGAACATTTTTGAATGCTTCGTATATTTTTGCATGGTCAATCGGTTTCGCTCTATCTGCGTCATCCTTAAATTGCATTCCTTGTTTTTTCATATCTTTTATGCTAAGAATACCTCCCGAGAATGAATCACTTTTTTCTAAAATTAGTTCTTCGTGAATTGCATGTTTGTATAATTTAGATTTATGGGTATTCTCTAGTGCGCTAAAGGAACCAGTGCCTAAGAAATCTCTAACAAATTCTATAAAATTAGAAATGCCTCCAACTATATGAGTAAAATCACTATAAAATTTTGCTCTTTTTAATAAGGTTCCCTCTAGATTTTTAATCATAAAATATAATTCCTTATATTCTCTTGAAGTTGGGTCTAAACTTCCTCTTCTACCTAAATAATTACTATTTTTTGTATACCCTTTTAATGTTTCATTAATAAATAATAAATAATTGTCAGATACAGAACTAATAATTTTGATTAATTTCATTATTCGGTGATGACACCAAATAAGATGGTTTGTTAAATCTTCGTCGCTAGCATCTTTATATTTAATAAATAGGTGCTTCCAATCTCTCATATATTGAAAATGTTCTCCTATATGCACATCCTTATTAAATAATGGATTAATTACGCCATTAAGATATGCACCAGCATCCCTAAAACCTTCTATTTTATCTGCATATATTTTACCGTCATCTTGCTCCCCTAGTATATTAAGTTTTTTATTATCATGTTTAATACTGTCAAACTTAAATATGCAATCAATAAGGAAATTATTAATATTATATTTAAACTGATTAGTGCGATTATTTTTAATATCATTTGATAAAATGCCTGTAGATATAGGATTTTTAACGAATGATAAACCTGCCGAACTAATCATTGATTTGTTTTTACCATGAATAAAAATATAGTCTAAGCATGGTATATCAAGCGCCTTATAACAATCTTTAATAAAATGCTGATGAATGCTATATTTAATATCTTCTAAACTTCCTGAAATTAATGGCAGTCCTCGCGCAACATATAATTCATATTCTTGACCAAGACTGAAATATAAAAAATCTTCATTTCTTTCACGATGTGTCATTATCCATTTATCATTTATTAATTTATTATTTAAATTACTACGCTTTATTTTATATATTTCTAATTCTTCGCTATAATGGTCTTCCTTAACAGTTTTCCATAATTCACCTATCGTATAAGCACATACCGGCATCGTATTATTATTTGTTTTTATTTTATAAGTTACATATTTATTAACATTCTGCTGTTTATTTTGGTCTAATAATTTATCATATAGTAAATTATTCTGTGCAACTGTTGGCGTCCTAAATAAACGGCATAGAATAATGCATAAACCACCCATATTAAATTCCTTAATAATTCTAATTCTAGATTGTGGTAAAATAAGTATTTGGTTTAAATTGTCATTTAAATTTATATATGTATGTGTATCATCTACTTCGATAATATATATAAGTCCCGAATTGTGATCACTAATCCCTGAATAAAATGAAGCAGTATAAACATTCAAACTTGTTGATAAAAATCCTAAAACCTCTATTTCTTTTCCCTTTCCGCCTATACTATGTAATGTATTTTTTGTTCCATGATATAGATATATTTTTTTATTATTATAGTTAGGCATTATAGTTTCATCTTTGAAAACCCCTATAGTATTTTGAATTCTTAATGTCATCGCATCAATTCTATTAGCAATTTGAAGTGATTTCACAGATGCGTATTCATCAGTTAATACCTTGTATATTGTTTCATTTAAATGTGCACTGAATGGTGCAACACCATGATTTTTATAAGTTAACTCTATTTGAGAAATAAGTGCCGTATCGATAAAAAATGGTTGCCATTTTTTTGTCATAGGATAAGTATATTTTAGATTTGTTTCAGAATCTATATTTTTGTGATTTAAAGGTATCCATGAAAATAATGGGAAAGTTCCAGTATATTCATAGTTATAATAAATATCATCCTTATGCAATTCCATATTTTTTTCAATATATTTAGGAGATTGAACATTAAGAGAATATAATATATTCTTACGTATCATATCATCGCTACCATATTCAGTATCATTATTACCGTATGATAATTCTCTCATATCTTTTATTACTGTTTCGTAATATTGATGCTTAGTTGATGATTCATTAGCGATTCTAGTTATAATTGGGAGTTTTCTCAATCTATCATTAATTATAGTACTAAGTTCTAAAAAAGGAACCTTCTTACCTATTGTTTTATCTGTAGTTGCACAAAAGATAGTTTTTGGCAGAGTACCATTTGTTATATTATAGTTTATAGATAACATGTCAAAAGTGTCTTTAGCATATTCTAATGAATTTGGAAATTTATAATGATTGAAATTTAATCTAGTATAATAACTGGTATTAAGTTTATTATATTGTATCATATGATTATCATATTTTTGTTGACCAGCAGCATTCGCATATACATCATATCTAAATGCTTCAAATACATGTTGGCGATTTAGTAATGTATTTAGATAATAATTTTCTATAGTTTTAGGTACTAAGTCAATATTAGTATGGTCAACATATTTTGTTAAATCATGTTTTTGATATATTGTTTTATTAGCACCATAAAGGATTTTATTTAACACTTCATAAGGAACTATTCCTCTGGTCTCATAATATTCACTAAATGTTTCATCATATAAATATATTTTAAAATCTAATTTTGATGAATAATTTAAATATAATTCATCATAATAATATGGTAAATGTAAATATTTTGTATACATTACAATAATAATTGAATTAATAATATTTGATATATATTTATATTCTTTTAATACACCATCTTTATCGCAATTATCAATTAGTTCATCGCAACATTTATTAAATTCATCTACAAGTCCTTCAATATATTTATCAATAATTGGTATATTTTTTTTTCTCTCTTCTTTTTCTTTTTCCTCTGCAAGACGTTTCTCTTCTTTTTTTTTCTCTAATGCAATCTGTGCATCTTTTTTTTCCTTATCAAAAATAGAGCGTTTTTCTTTTAAAATATTTAAACTTTCAATATTAACTATCTTTTTAATAGATTTCTGTAGTTTATCATTATTGTCAAAGGTAAAATAACATTTAGACAAAAATTCTTTAAATATTGGACCTTTTAAACCTATTTCTTTCTTTGTTATCGGATTAATAACCTTTAATAATTTAATTTCAGCAGCTGTCTTTCCACGTTTCATTTTTCTTATTTCTTCTACTAAATTAATACAATCATCCTCTGTAAGTTTATCGGCATTTACACTCAAAGACCCTGTATTTTTTGCAATAGAATTTATGCTTTTTGGAGAAATATCAAGTTTGGCACTTGAACTACTTGACTTGCTCGATTTTTGTATCTGCGGTTTATTTGTTGCAGCACCAGGTGGTGAATTTTGTTGAGGTTGCTGCGGTTGTCCGAGAGTTACAGCAGTTACAGCAGTTACAGGAACTTTTGGAGGTGATACGCTCCGTGGTAGAGGTGCACCTGCCGGCGAATGACTTCCTGAAGATGATGATTTTTTTTTCTGCGCACTAGGTTTGATTAGAGACCGAACATCATATAAATATGCTTCGTGTATAAAATTTGAAACATGGATTTTGTATTTTTTATTTATTCCGTTTATAGTTACAATTTTTTCACTCCATTCACCCCAATAACATATAGATAAAAAACTGATAGTAATATTACTATCACGTTGAACATCTTTTCTTGTTATTGGATTAATCCATTCTGTAATATTATGTGTATATAAATAATGTAATAAATATTTACAATGAGCTTCTGTAATTTCATCATATCTATTCCAAAGTGTTTTTAAATTAGGATACATTTTTCTTGTTTTTAATCTTTGCACGGACATAATATATTATACTACTTTATAATAATATATTTAAAAAAATTAGATATATAATTTAATCAGCATTAGTTAGTTTAGTTTCATTCCAATTACTTGCAGCCAATTTCATCAATTCCTTTCTCTCTTTATCTGGAAACTCAATTGTTAAACGCGCCATCTCATCTTTAATATATAGGTTATATTTTGTAGGCGGCTTCTTAATTGCAACGCCATCAGTATCAAATTTTACTGCACGTTTTTTAGTTACACCAACCTTTGACGCATCTTTAAAGGCATTAATCACAATTTTTTTAGTTTCATCTAGAGTATATTCAGATTCCTCTTCAAACGCTAATTGAAGACACTCCATGATTTTTTTACCAGATGCATTTTTTGAAGAACTCATTATAGATAAATATAATAATTAAGTTTTATATAATTTTATATATATATTAATATAATAAAGATTTATTAATAAATGAATGAATTCCTAAATTCTGTTATAGGACCTGATTATACGGATTATATAGAATATAAGGATATATTTAAAAAATTGAATGAAAAACTAGATGTCATATTATATTTATGCGATAATGTGTCAAATAATAGAATAAAAAATTTCATAATAAATAAGATTGAATCTGGAGATTATTATGACTATGAAGATGAAGAATTAGGTATTAGTAATATAGATGAAAATGATATATTTGAAAAAATAGTATCTGGTGAAGATTATGAAAAAATGTTAGAATATATAGAAGGTAATCTAAAAAATATTGATAAAAAGAATGATGAATTTATTGAAGAATATAGAAAATTTGATGCGAATAATGAAACCTACAAAGACCCTAAATATGATTTAGAAAATCAAATCAAATCTATTAAAGATAAATTAGCCATAATTGTTACTAAACTAGGTGAGACCAAAATAGAAAATTCAAAAGATGATATCAAGTTTAATATTATATTAATTAATAAAGATAGTTTTTTAGATTATAAGGTTTTTAAAAAAATGTTTAAAAACTTACACATTATTGAAAAATCAAAAAGAGGAAATGATAAGGATTTAATAGATTTTAAAGAAAAACTTAAGAATATATACAATTTGACTTATGAAGATATAAGTGGGAAATTAGAAAAATATAATTCAAAAGTTGATAAATTTTTAGAAGAGTTAACATCCTCCCCTAAAACCGAATAGTATATTATTTATTTACATTTCGAAGTTCCGCAATTTCAAGTCTCAGCTCATTTATTTCTTTTTTAAGAGCTTTTATAGATTCGACAAATAATGGCGCCATTCTCTCATAACTGATTGTTAAATAATTCTCACCACTTTTAGATACAATATTGTTATAATCATCGCGCATCATATCAAATGGCGCAAGTTTAACTATTTCTGGAAGAATAATTTGCACTTCTTGTGCGCTTAACCCAATCTCATTAATTTTTTTAAAACCATATTGTTGAGCTAAATTATTTGGAACATAATGAAAACCATTTAATTTGTTAATTAAATCGATAGGATTTCTTATATTAGAAGTGCTATCTTTCAATCTATCGTCTGATATACTGGATAAAAATTTAACTTCTTTACAATATACGTCACCCTCAACGCGAAGGTCAACCCCTATTCGAACATTAGATTGATATTGTATACTATTATTATTAATAACTTGCCATGGAGATTTACTATTTATATATTGATTTAAAATATTACTAGTAACTGCAACATAATTGCTTGTATTTATATCATTATAATCTATTTTAGTAATCAAAATATTACTTGTTGATGTAATATAATTACTTGTATCTTCGATAATATTTCTATTATTTTCTTTAGAACTACCAATAATACCGTTAGATAATAATCTTACTTCTTTGCAATATATTGTGCCATTAACATATAGTTCACCCCTACCATCACTTCCTATATCGACATTAGATTGGTAAGATATTTTATTGTCATTAATAACTCTCCATGGAGATTTACTATTTATATATTGATTTAAAATATTACTAGTATCTACTATATAATTGCTAGTATTTCTATCATTATAATCTATTTTGGTAATTATAATATTACTTGTTGATGTAACATAATTACTTGTATCTTCTATGACATTTCTATTATCTCTTCTATAAATACCACTAATATTAACATCGCCATTATTTTTAATATTAAAGACATTTGTAGTTTGATTTGAAGCAACAAAAATATCTCTGTTTCCATCGTTATTTTGATGAATCTTAAATGCAATACTAAGTGGGTCTGCATTAACAACACTCAAATTCTCTGTCGTATATACAATTGTATCTAGTATTGTGCTATTACCAAGAACAATTAAATTAGAGTTAATAGTTAAAGTTCCATTAACTGTTAGGTCATCGTTATATTTTTTATCAATTATAAATTTCTTACGTGCATTAGCATTCTCATTAATCATATCTGTCGTTAAACCACTAATTCTTTCTGAAATAATACTACTTGCGGATACTACATAATTACTTGCATAACTGACTTCACTCATTATGCGAGGAACTAAAATATTACTTGTTGATAATACATAGTTACTTACATTTTGAATTTCTGTTTGTATAAGAGGAACCAAAATATTTTTTGTTGATAATACATAATTACTTAGATTTTCATTTTTTGTATTTATTGTTGTATTTAAACCAGCAATACTTTCAGCAAATACTGTATTAATACCTTCTATTATATTTGCTCCATTTTTATAAATATCTCCTTTTATATCAATTCTACCTGCGCTGTTTAATTTAAATAATTCGCGTTCACCAGGCGAATTATCTTTATAATTTATTTTAAAAATTCCATCATGACTGTATATTTTATGTATTTTATTATCTCTATTTTGGGTTGTCTCGCTTTCTACCTTATTAGATAATATTATTTGAGGATTAAAATTACTGCTATTATATTCTGTAACTTGTATTTCTATATTATTATTATCAACATATTTTGTATAATATTCTTGCAATTTAATTGTGTTAAATAATTCCGTTTCTCTTTCATCTATTATAATTTTAAATTTGTCTATTATTTCTATATTGCTTAAAACAAGTTTAGTATTATATCTACTGTCAATAAATTTGTTAGAAGTTGTAATATCAATTATATTTGAACTATAATTTCCTTTACTAATTATATTCATAGAAAAATCATTATTTGTTCTTGTATTAGGGATAGTATTTGAACTATATATATTCAACTTATTATTTCTGTTTATGTCAAATTTCCCAGTATATTCTTGTTGAGGATCAAACCAAAAAATATTTGAAGTTTTAGTTTTTAAAAATACACTAACATTTGAAATTTCTGCTATTTTATCACTCGAATATACATTTTCACATATTTTATAATTCTTTCTAGCATTTATTAAAGAGTCTTGAACATTATATAAATATGTATATATTTCATTTGTAAATCTTATAATATTACTAGTTTTACCTTCGTAAACAATACTTTCAATATTTGAAGTTAAACTATTATTTAATGGTTGCAAAGATGTATTTAAATAAGGTGCCTTATTTAAATATTTAGGTATTTTATAAGAATTTGTAAAGGCGTAAGTAAATTGTATCTCTGTAGAGGGCAATGTAGTCCCAATTAAATTCATCTTAAATGTATTAGTATTTGGTGGTGTTTGTGATATATTTATGTTGTCTATGATATCTGTTTCATGTCTATCTATTATAGTATTATTATAATAGGATAATAATGAAGATATGTTAAATAATTGAATATTTGTATTTGGGTTATCAAATGTTATATTATAATTATTTTCTCCAGATTGTTGTGTTTTTACAAATCTATAATTATTAAAATCTATTTTAAATCTATTATTATCACTAAAATTAAATAGCAAATCAACATTTGAATGTATAGATGTATATGATATATTACTATAACCATGTAGAGTTTTAGTAACAATTTTATCTTTGTTGTCTATATTTATGGGCGAAGAACGAATATCTACATTTCCAACATTTTCATAAGGTATATTATGTGTAATTTGTGTTCTATACTCGCTTTCAACAGCATCATTAGTATTATATAAATTACTACTTATAGTATAGATTGGAATATCTATATTACTAGTATTAATTCTAATATCGGTATAAATAAAATCTTTCGTGTATCTTCCTGTAATTATCATGGGTTCATTATCATATTCACTATTAATAATAACTGTTTGCTTAGGATTATTACCTGATTGTTCGAGTGATTCATTAAAACCAAATTTAGCACCTTTTCGTAATCTATTATCTTCATTATAAGGAGAAATTGTAAATATATTTTGTAATTCATTATTTACGTCAATACTATTAGTTGATTTAGTATTGGCAACACCTATATTAAATTTATAATTATCAAGGGATGTCCCTGATGATAATATAGTATATTTATTAGTAAGACTAGAACTAGAACTATTAACCATATTTATTCTTGTAGGTTTTTCTGCATTTGTTATTTGAATACCACATTCATTCTCATCAACAATATGTAAACTAATATTACTATCAATATAATTTTTATTTTCACTTTGTCCTAATCGCATATATGTTTTTGAACCATTAATATTATTAAATTCTACAAATGGTTTGTATTTATTTAGTTCTTTTTTAAAATAGCTAAAGGTTAGTTTTGTATTGTTATTAATATCATTTGCAACATTAAATCGAACCTTATTTTTAATATTTAGAGGGTCCCTATCATATGCAGTTGTATAGTCATTATTACCATAAATACATAATTCAATCGCTGAAGAAGCATTAATATTACTAGATGAATATGTAATAAACTTTGCTACTGAAAGTGAATCATCATTTTGCTTAACAACAAATGGAATCTTCTTATTAAGACCTTTTTTAGCAGGTTCTAGCGAATCCAAAGATTCCACTATAATCGATTCTCTAGGAGTGAAAATAATATTTTTTCCAGAATATTCAATATCTTCAGGTCCAGTCAAACTTTTATAAACAATATTGGAAGAATATATATCACTATTTATATCATAATATTTAACATTTACATATTCAGAAAGACCTTCTAATTTTTTTATGCGAAAGTTAAAGTTACTACTATTGTTATCTATAATATTAATATTACCATATACATCTAAATCACCATATATAGAAACAGTAGACTCCGGTATTACATCAGTATGTAGAACAGGATTATTAAAATCGATATGATATTTTGATTTTCTATCATTATAATACATGGACATCGCAAATGTGGTTGGGTCTATTGTTTTATCTGCGGTGTATCCAAATTGCAAAGGACCTATTCTCGCTGGTCCTCGTTTATCATTATCATTAAGCGTGTGATTTTTATAAATAAACCATCGTTCGAGGTCTCTTCCATTTTCGCATATATCAATACCACTAAATGCAGCATCATTATAAGGACCCTTCCCATCAACACCTTGATATATTCTTATTATAGAATAGTTATAATCGTCAGTAGATGTATTACGTATTTGTAAAGGAACTTTAAGAGTATTGTCATTATTCTTCCACCCTATTGCTATTTTATTATTTGTATAGAAACCATCGAGATTAGCAGTCGATTTTAAAGTTTCAATAAGTTTATCATCTTGATAATATGCATCAGAATTAATACCATGTTTTACATTTAATCCTTGCATTTTTGAAGAATACGAAGAAATACTATCATAATTAATGCAATATTTATAAATATTTTCATTATATATATTGAAATAATCTTTAATATTATTCTGAATAAATCCTGACATTTTATTGATTAAATTATCTTTTGATACGTAATAATCAGTAGCTGCAATTTTTCCATTAATATCTAAATGTAAATCTTTACGAGGTATTTTATTATTTATTCCTACACCTGTTTCTGTAATAGAAAGCATAGGATCATATAAAGGGGTGATTTGCAAATTTTCAATATTATATGAAGGATAAAAATATATATTATTCTTTTTATTTGGAATTTTATTTGTATTAACAATTAAACTTTTATCATTTATATCAATTAAACCAGTATATGATACTCTGCCAATTTTTGTATTAACGCCTTCTTCAGTATTTAAAACAACTTCAAATATATTAGATGATTTATAATTTTTATTAATATTTAACATACCAGTAAATGACCCATTCGGATTACCGACACTCAATCTATTTGGGCAACTTAAATTATTATTAAAATCTAAATTGACTAAATTACTATTAATATATGTAAAGAAATAGTTACTTCCAAATTGTGAACTGCTAGTAGTATATCCTTTTTCGGCGTCCCCTATATCTATGGGAGTAATTCGTCTATCGCCTATATATAGGTCTGAATCTACTTTTAATTTATCAATAGATATACCATTAGGATTTATAAATTTTGTATTACCTATAAAAGTTGCATTATTTTCTACAGTAATATTGGTTGTTGTTATGTTTGATGAACGTAATTCGAATGAGTTAACTATATTTTCTGTAGTTAATTTTTTTGCAGATAAATCATTATTAAATTTATAATCTGAACCACTAAATATTCCTTTGCCTATTTGCGAAGGATTAATATTACCTAAACCTTCGCCTGCGCGAATATATATATCATCAATATGTTTATAACCACCTGTTGTGTCTCTAATTAATATATCTTTGAATATAGATATTCCATTAACATCTAACTGACATTTTTGCAACTGATACTCTTTTTTAACAAACATGCCATCATTTAATTCTGTTTTAAAATAAGTAACAGAATCACTCTTATTTTTTGCTATACATACCGTTCCGCCTGCATCAATTGCCATAGCAGGGTATTGTGCATCATAAGAATATGTTGGGAAAGGATTTTTATTATATGATGCATCAATAACAGATGCATCTTTGCTAACATGAAATTCCAAAGGCATCCCTGTTGTTGTAGAAATAACAGCAGGTGATTCATAATGACTTCCGATAATACCGATTGATAATTTAGATAATTTAGAAATATCAGTATCTGAAGACGCATTATTACGAATAGCTAAATGAATATTATCAAAACGATTATTTGGTAATGAATTAATATTTAAAGGGTGTTGATTATAATATGTGTCAACTCTTCCACCTAAAGTTATATAATTTGGCGAATATATATTATTTACAGGATAACTAATATCTCTTTTATTAGTAAATTTTGTTGATAAGCCTACTTTGAATGGTTGCGAATTTGTATTATCATTTATTGTTTTTATCATATTCACAACTAAGTTACTATTTATATCACCTTTAATCGTAATATTGCTAAATTGAATACCTCCTACCGCATTAATAACACCATCGCAGTAAATATTTTTACTAACATAAAGAGAAGTATCCGCGTCACGATATTTTGACATTTCTTCACGATTTGTATTAATTGCGACACCTTGATGATTAACATATAAATTATGTTTTGTAAACATTTGCAAATTTGAATAACCACCATTAGGGTTCCCTTGACTATCACCAACAACTAGATATTCATAGTCATTCAAATTTAATACATCGACATTACTATATGACTTAATGCCGATACCTAATGAATCAATTTTAATTATAGGTTCGGTTCCTTGAATAATAAAATTAGTCATTATATATATAATACTATTTTATTCTAATTAAAAGAAATAAACAAATAATATTTATATAATAAAATGATATAATGAAAAAATGATATAATATAATACTATATTATTTATATAATAAATGAAACGCATTCAAGGGATACATAACAAAACAAAGGATGTTGAGATTATTAATCAGCCATATAATAATAAAAATGTTCTTCTCCAATCTAGGGACTTGCAAGAGATATTTAATAATAATGGGTTAAATGATATTAAATTTAAAAATATTGATTTATATCGCGTAGCATTCGTTCATAAATCATATTGCACTATGAAAAATATTGATTTTGATAAAAGTAATATTAATTGCCCTGCAGACTGTTTACCACTCCAGGATATGTCTTATGAACGTCTTGAATTTCTTGGCGATTCTCTTATAGGAATGATAGTTGCTAATTATTTATATAGTAGATTCCCTGACCAAAACGAAGGATTTCTATCAAAAATCAGAACAAAAATAGTAAATGGCAGGATGTTAGGGTATTTATCAGATAAGATAGGGTTTCCTAAATTTGCTATAATATCTAAGCAAGTAGAGGAAACAGGGGGAAGAGATAATTTTAAAATTATGGAAGATATTTTTGAAGCATTTATTGGAGCATTATTTCTAGATTTTCAAACAGAATATGACAAAGTTCAACTTCCTAATAATATTAATATATCACCTTTTACTGGAGCGGGATATTTCATAGTTGAAAGTTTTATTATTTATATTATAGAGAATTATATTGACTTCTGTGAATTAATAAGAATTAAGAATAATTATAAAGATATGTTAGTATCATATATGATGCATAATCTTCAAGATGTGCCAAAATTTTACGAAGTTAAAATATTAATGAAGGATAACATGCGTATTTTTACATATTGTATAAAAGACCGGAATAATGCAATAATTGCAACATCAACAGGAAGTAATAAAAAGGAAGCAGAGAATAATACAGCGAAGGAAGCGTTGTTATATTATAACGTAGATATATACGAATATAATTCAAATATATAAAGATATTATAGTATCAAAATATAAATATTTATAAATATTTAATGGATAAATTAAATATCACGCATCTTGTATTATCAGGAGGTGGTATGAAAGGTGTGATATTTATAGGAGCATTAAGATACATGTATATTGAAAATTTACATAAAAATATTACACATATTGCAGCGAATTCGATTGGTTCATTTGTAGCGTTGTTTATTGCATTTAAACTTACTATAGAGGAAATAGAGAAGATTATTTATGATTCAAAAGATGATAAGAATTTATGCTATATACCTACTAAAAATTATTATAAAATTATATCAAATTTAGGATTATGTTCAATCTCAAATTTTATGGAACATTTTAAAAAAATAATACGCGTTAAATACCCTGATATTAATGATAGTATAACTTTTAAAGAGGTGTCAAAAAAGTTTGGGATTAACTTATATATTTCAACAACAAATATCATTAGATGTGAAAATCGTATTTTTTCTATAGATGATACACCTGATATATCTGTATTTACTGCATGCGAAGCATCTATGTCAATACCATTAATATTTAATCCGATTGCTATTGATGAAGAATATTATTATGATGGTGCATTTACAAATAATTTTCCTATTAAACTTTTTTCGCATATTCCAAAAGAAAATATTATTGGAATGGTGATATATAAGGAAAAAAATAACTATGAACCTTGCAATAAAAAGATAAATATATTTTTCTTACTAAGACAAATTTGTAGAATGTTTGAAATACTGCGTATTAATCAAGTTACAGGAAATGAGATAAAGAAAGAAGATAGGGATTATTATTTTATACCGAAAGATATTAGTTTGCAAAATTCTATGAATATAGTTGTTAACAGGAAGGGAGTTAAATTAGAATTATCTACAGAGCAAATTAATGAAATGATATTATATGGTTTTACAAGTATGGCAGAGTATATTGATAAAAGGAAAGAATTATTATATAATAAAAATATAAAAAGATTGGAAGATAATGAGGAATTATATATTTAATTTTTAAATAATAGATACTTATATACTTAATAAAATGTCATAGTATTTCTTACACCTGGTGTTTTTACTGGAACAAATTTTTGTTTTACTGCGCTTGTCCTTAAAACAATAGGTTGTGTTGCAGGTAATTTTTTTGAAGGCGAATGTTTAGAAGGTGAATGTTTTGAAGGTGAATGTTTTGAAGGTAATTTTTTAGAAGGTGAATGTTTTGAAGGTAATTTTTTAGAAGGTGAATGTTTTGAAGGTGAATGTTTTGAAGGTGAATGTTTTGAAGGTGAATGTTTGAGAGGCATTTTTCTAACTATTGGTCTTCTCCTTAATAAAGCAGGTGCTTTTGTCAATCTTTTTATATAACCTTCTTGTTTGCAGAAAGTATCTACTGAAGGTATATTGTGATATTGGTGCATATTATTTATAGAAGGATACTGTTGAAAACGCCCATAGTTATTTCGTTTGAATGGTAGGTAACCGTTATATTGCATTCTATAATTTTCTCTCGGATATGCTAGTTGATTTTTTCTTCCTGCTCGATTAAGATATTCAAACATTATTTTATCCATAATACTATTTATATATAATATATTATATAATATATATATAATATATAGTATTATATAATGAATAATGCACCATATATATTCCTCTTGGATTTAGATGGAACAATAATAGGTGATTGTAGTTATCAATGTGATATTTATAATATACAAGAAATAATTAAAAAAAATATAGTATTAAAGAATACTAATATCAATTCAATAGAACTCGCAAAATATAAATCATTATGCGATAAAATGCTTGATAATTGCTATAATTTACAATCTAAATTACTGAGACCTAACTTTGCAAAATTTATGTCAGAAATGAAGAAACTATTTCCGAATAGTTTTTTTTTCATCTATACCGCTTCTGAGAAGACATGGGCAAATAAAGAAATTTTAATTATAGAGAAGCAAAATAATATTAAATTTAATAGACCAATATTTACAAGGGATAATTGCTTGAAAGACAATAATGGCAATATTAAGAAATCAGTAATAAAAATATTACCGCAATTATTAAAATCAATCAAGATGCCAAAGACGCATTCTATAGTTAATAATATAATGATTGTAGATAATAATCCAACATTTGTAGATTATACAGATAATTTATTAATTTGTCCCACCTATGATTATGTAAAGTTTCATAATTTATGGGAGAATATACCTCATGAATATACAAAAATATCTGAACTTAAGCATTTTGTATCAAAATTAATAATGACTAAAAAAATGTATATTAAAAATAATCCTTCTAATACTGTAATATTAGAAAAATTACATAAATGGTTATATAGAAAGTATAAAAAAATAAACAAATATAATAGCAAATATGACAATGATAGCTTCTGGTTAAATCTTGCTACTTTAATCAAACATCATAATATTACTACATTTAATAAGAAAAGTATCCATATGTTACATAAAAGTTTATAAATAATTAGTATAAATACTATCATATAAATAAAACATTTATATGATATATATAAAATAATATATATGATATATATTAGTTTTGATATTGGTATTAAAAATCTTGCCTTGTGTATTTTAAAAAAGACTGAGAGCGAAATAAAGATATTAGATTGGCGAATATTATCTTTAGCAGATAAGAAGAAAGATATTAAAGGTATAGATGATATATCCGAGAGAATATATATGGAACTAGATAATATAATAGGTAGTTTAAAAGAATTAGGAATTAATGAAATAGATTACGTATTAATTGAAAATCAACCTTCAAATTTAAATGGTATTATGAAAACAATCCAATATATAATTTATTGTTATTTCAGCCTATTAAAATATTGGGACAAAATTATAGATAATGTTGTTCTTGTTAATGCATCTCTCAAAACTAAAACGCACGACTACAAACCAGATATACAAGTTAAGATGGATGAAACGCAAAAGACTAAAAACGTAAAAGGATTTCGACGTGATAAATATAAGATGAATAAGCAGACTAGTATAGAAATATGTAAAAATTATATTAAAGATGATGCGCATTTATGCGATATATTTGATAATAATAAGAAAAAGGATGATTTATCGGATGCTTGTTTACAGGCAGTTGCGTATATTAGACAAGGTGCTAGTGATATACAGAAAGACAATTATAATAAATTAACTTTTATGCAACAATAATAATATATATGAAAAATAAAGATTATTATATTATATATATATAGAAGATACTATAAATGGCGGCTAGTTGTGGAATGAGTCAAGATGGAGGAGCTAAAAAACGCAAACTATCACCTTACAATAAGTTTGTAAAAAAGATGTTCAAAGAACTTCAAAAGAAACACCCTAAAGAAGATGCACCGAAAATCATGAAACGGATTGGTGCTGAATGGCAAAAAGTAAAAAAATAAAGTATATAAATAGATACCTATTGAGTTGAAGCACGTGATGCAGATGAAGAAGAAGGAACATTAACTGCCCTCTTTTTTGCTAAAACATTAACTTTTTTTTTTGTTGATTCTTTAACTTTGCTATAATGAGAGCAATAAAGTATTGTACTATTTAAATTATCTATATATGTGTTATCTCTCAAATAACCCTCAATATTTTGCCCTACTCCCTTTTTATATTCTATATTTAATTTAAAATAATTCATAACTTTATCATTAAGTTCTTTATATATCATGTTATCAAGAGTTATAACTTTATCTGGTAATATTTTGAATTTTTTATTCAAAACTTTTCTGCTGTCAAAATATACTGCTTTCTTTTTTCCTTTCTTTAAATTATCTGGTGTATTTGCTCCTCCTCGATAATCCATGCCTGCTTCTAAATCTTCATTATCAACTTCCCATAATTCATCATAACTATCAATCTGTTCTGGTAGAATAGAATTTAACGCTAACCATTTAGTTAATTTTTTAGTTCCTTCCAAATTATCTGACCTTCTTTGTATTGCAGTTGCATTCATTTGCCACCATTCAAACCCGTCTAACATAGATACAGTTCTGTCAATCCACCATTTAGGAGGTGGATTATTCCATTCTTTAGGTTCTTTATATTTTTTAAAGAATGATTCCCATACTGCTTCGCTGGGTAATAATATATTTGGAATATTATCCCAATCAGAACGACTAATATAATAATTTTCCTTTGATTTAGCAAATTTATAAACTCCATCATAAGGAAGTGGAAATCTAATTACATCTTTAACATCGCTACTATAATTATATGGAACTTCGTATCCTAATGGATAATTTTTACCATATATTCTCATATATGATATTAATCTACGAATGTAATTTCTAACAAATAATCTTAACCCTTCATCATATTTTTTAAAATAATTCATACCATTTCCAGATATTACACCTAAAAACTCTTGCTTGCGTAACCATATACCAATATACCATGAATGTGTTGCTTTATTGTGAAATGAGAAATCAATTTCAGTTGTATTTCCTGAACTATCACCTGTCATATAATGCATAAATATTTCAGGATAAACTGCTATTTCTAAGATTGTTGCAATTTTTCTATAAAATTCTATTAATGAATTTATTGATGTTCTTTTATGGTAATCTGCTATTCTTAATACTGCATCACCAATATATGAAAGTAATAAATTTAATTTTTTACAATTATTAATTTTATTTGTTCCATCTTTAAATTGCTTAAATAACGCATCATATAATCCAATATTAAAATTAAGAGTTCCCTGATTATCAAATACATTATCAAAACCGCCCGCGTCAAGGTCTATACTATAAAAATCAGATACTTTGTTACTAACACCTGGTATTTTTTTAAAACAAACGCTCATATTTTTTCCAATATATTCAAAATATTCGCAAAAGAATACAACCCAATCCTCGTCATTTATAGAAAATTTTAATTCATCATCTTTCATTCTTGCAATCTTCTGTCTTTGTTTATCAGTTAATTCGGTTGGTAAGTTTTCCAAATTATCTTCTATTTCTCTATCTAGTTGTGCAGCTTCTCTATCTGCTTTATTTTGAAGCCGAGAACTTCTTCTTGTTGACATATTTATTTACCGTTATTATCTATTAGTATAAGTAGATATTATTTAAAATATGGTTGCTAAAATATATGCAAAGCCTTCTAATAATAATTACACAATCTATAGTATTTCAAAATGTAAATATTGTGATATGGCAAAAGAGCATATTAAAAAAAAGTCTGTAAAATGCACTTATATATGCTGTAACAAATTTATTGAAACTTGTAGAGAGAGAGATAAATTTTTTGGTTTTATTAAGCAATATACAAAAATACCATATTTCTATTTTCCGATGATATTTAAGAATGGAAAATTTATAGGAGGACTAAAGGAATTATTACATAAGAAAAAGATATAAAAGAGATAAGATATATAATATAAGATATTAAAGATAAATGATTGCGGTTGATGGAATTATTCTTGTAATAAGTTGTCAAAAGCATATACCAACTAGATTGAAAGAGATTAATCTTAAAAAAGATTATGGAAATTGGAAAGTTATTAATGTTATAGGTGATTTGTTTTTAGATTGTGATTATAAACTTGAAGAGAACTTAATGACTCTTAAGTGCGAAGATTCGTATCTTCATTTATTAAAAAAATTAGTATTATCATTCCAATATATTTATGAAATCTTTGATATTAAGGAAGGCATTTTAAAATGTAATGATGATTTAATATTTAATGAAAATAGTTTGGAGTCCTTTTTAAAATCACAAAAAAAACATAAAATTAATGATAGAGAATATATTGATATAGATTATATAGGTAGAACAAATTATGGTTTTGAACTAGGAGAATCAACAGAACATTTGATAAATTATTATAAAAACCATCCAGAAGATTTAGATAATCCTCAACATAATCTAAAAGGGGTTGATATTACAAAATTTTCAAAATATGTGAAAAAAGAACAAAAATATATATATGGGCCATTAATATATTTTTCAAATAAATCTTGTAAAATATTAATAAATCATATGAATAATATTAATTATGATATACATCATTATGACAAAAAATCTGATTCATACCCTTATGGTATAGATGATGTTATTATAGGATATATATTAATTTCTAATAATATTGAAATAATGCATTCAAATTATTGGTATAATGATCTAGATAATTTAAGTTTAACAGAAGAAGATAAAAATAAATATATTGCACTTCATACAAATAAATACAAATAAATTACAAATTTTTAATCATATAAGTATCAATTAAATTATATCCTAGTTTTTTATAGTATTCTCTTACTCCTGTTCCGCTAATTATAGCCATTTTTTTATAACCGTTTTCTATCGCAATATCCTCTGCTTTTGCAATCAGTTTTTTACCAAATCCTTTGTGTTGCATAGAACCTTCTATATTATTTCCAACGCTATTTAGATTGGAATATACATGTAATTCTCTTATTAAAGCACAACTTTTAATGCAATCTAATAAGTTTTTATTTTCTTCTTTATTTAATCTAAGTCTCAAGAAACCAATTAAATAATTTTTTTCACAATCAGTATCAAAACTAATATGATATTCGTCGCTATCTGATGCCTTATAAGTTTCAATATTTATTTTAATATTATCAATAACTACTTTATTTCCTTTAATTTCGCGACATCTAATACATTTACATTCCCATTTATTTAGTTTCATATCGTCCTGTAAAAGTTGCCTCATATTTACAAACTTTTTTGAATAACCGCCTTCTATATAATGCCCAGGTATATCGCGAATTATACGATTAAGTCGCTTGTATTTTTGAACATTTTTTTTAAAATCTTTTATAAGTTCATATAACAGCATATCATCGTAAGGAACATAAGAACCTTCGTCAAACCATTTCTTTATTTTAGTATATGGAACTATTGCAGTTGGGTATATTTTATATTGATCTACTTGTATCCTTTGGTCATATAGGATTTCTTCAAGCATTTTTTTATCAATATCATAAGAAGAACCAGGTAAATTAGGCATTATATGTATATCAACCTTAAAACAATTATTTTTAAGAAGTTTGATTGCTTCATAAGCGCATTCAATAGTATGTCCTCTGTTTATTTTTTTTAAAACATCATTATTTGTATGCTGAACACCTAATTGTATACGTGTGCAATTATAACGTCGAAAGTTAGAAATTTCAGATATATTAATAGTATCAGGTCGTGTTTCTAGCGTTAATCCAATAATATGAATTTTTGATGTTTCATTTATTTCTATCTCTTCTTCTAAGGTTTTCTTAGAACGTTTTGGTTCATTATCAAAATAAATATTTGCAGAATAATACATATCAGTTATAAAACTGTCTTGATAATTACGTGGATACTCACTCCATGTTCCCCCTAAAACGATAACTTCTAACTTATCTGGAATATGTCCCATATTAATAAGACTCGATATGCGCGAGTTCATTTGCTTTAATGGGTCAAAATTATTAGCATTTGCGCGTAATACCGCTGGTTCTGAATATAAATAACTTCTAGGTTGTGCAACCCAATTATTACCTTCATGCGCAGGTTCATTTGGGCAATAAGCACAATCATGTTTGCATGAAAAACGTGCAGTTTTAACTTCACCATCTTCGTCAATATATTTAGGATGCGCTGATGTTAAAATTGTGATTACAAGAACACCAGAATTTGATTTGCACTTTTTTTTAGTTATTAGATTCCGTAATTGTTGATTATCCAAATTAAGGTATTTATATATTTTAATAAATTCTGAATTTGAAATAGTATACTTATATTTTTTTTGAATATTCTTTTTAAACTTATCAATATCACCTATCGTATGAAAATTATCAATATTATTTTCAAATTCATTCGCTATACTTTCCATTAAAGAATTAAATATTCCATTTTCCTTATATTCTTTATGGTCGTTCTTATGAATATCTTCTATATCTATTGTTAATGCTTGAGGTTCAGATATAGAATATGAAAATAAATTATTAAGTGATTTAATAATATTCATATTTATGTGATATGATATATAGTATCATAAATCATTTTTTATAATAAATTTGTTCTAAATTAATATTTAAAATATAAAAAATGATTTAAATTATATTAAAGTATAATAAGAACAAAACAAAGAACAAAATAAGCAAACGCAATCAAGACACAAGTAATACATAAACAGTAGCATAAAAACTATGTTTATTTTTCCCTATCATTATGAAAACCCTGCACTCCTACACGATAAGATATATGGCGAATATGATATTTATTATTATTCTATGCGTATTCTGAGCAATCATCTATCTAATTTAGAAAAATACGGCGGGATATGTAAGATTGACCTAGATAATGCAGATGATTATTACAAATTAGGAATGAATATCGATAATAGAATTATCACAACTAAAAATGAATTACCGAATGAGAATGTAGTATTCAAGTTAATTAAAAATCTTAATAAAGAGCATTTCTTTAAGTTTATTAAAATTTATTGTAAAGAAAATAATATTTCTTACACTACTAATTTTAACAATATTGATATGAGAAAATTCCTAGCATATGCTTGTATTGAACTTATTCGCATATATAAAAATGATATGATTAATGGGTGGACAGGTAATAAATGGGAAAAAGTTGAAAACCCATCGTGTAAAACATATAAATATGGTTGATATAATTGCATTACTATATCACGAGGATTATATATTATAAAAAAATCAAGGTAACAAATAAGGTAATATAATTTAATATTAAACAAAATATTTATATATGTTTTTTATATTCAGCAAAAAATATATATACATTTATTCAATTTACTTTGTAATGAAACTTTGTATTGGGGAAATCATCGTAAAATGATTCCTTCTCTAAGAAATCTATCTTATTAAAGGTGCAATTTAGGTTTTTTTGCTCATTTATTTTTATGCAACAAAGGTTGATATTTTTAAGCAATTCTTTCATATTTGTGTCTAGTTCTGTCATTATATTATAAATAATCAATAAAATATTTATAATCATTTTTTATCAAAAAGTAATCGCATATTTTTTTCAAATTTTTTTCGCAAAATAATTTCATCTTTAGATATAATTCGTTTTTTTAATTTTTCAAAGTAATATTTTAGCAATAAAAACATTTTTATATTGTTATTTTTTTTATATAAATGCATCATTTTTTTATATAAATTATAGTTATCAATCTATTACACCAACCGAAAAGAAAAATGAGACAAAAATATTTATTTTTTATGTTGTTCTACATTCTCATACTATATAAATGTATTTAAAAATAAATCACATAATATATATAACATTATGGATATTACTAAACTTATAGAAGAAAATGAAAATATTAAAACTGAAATTATAGAATTAAAAGAACAATTAAAGAAATATACTTATGGTAATACACATAAACGATATTATGAAAAAAATAAAGAAAGAGTAAAAGAAGGTGGGGCAAACTATCTTAAAAAATTAAAAGAGGATAACCCTGAAAAATTAAAAGAATACAGAAGAACTGCATATCTAAAGAAGAAGAATAAGTTGAAAGAAATTAATTAGCACCTATAATTTCTTTACAAAATATAATTCCGATTTCTCTTAATAATATGTTTTCTATTTGTACTTCTATGTTTCTTTTTGAAAAGTTAGCACAACGATTTTCATAATTTTGATATATAATAAATATACTATATTTTATCTCTTTATATTTATCACTATTACTCATATCATATAAAATGTTAGCAAACATATCATTATTATTATTATATCTAACAGATAATAGAAAATCAATAGTTTTTGTATATAAATGATACTTTTCCATAATAACTTATAATTAAGAGTTATAAGTAACTTATATCAATTTTTATTTTTTTGAAAAACTATATAAGAATATCTAAATATATACTATATAGATATATACATAATGAAAAAACCACCTGATAAGTATAAATGTATTAAATTACCTATTACTTCTATTCTTAATAATAATGAGGAAAGCCAAAAAATCTTTAATACCATTCAAGATGCTGTTTATAGAACAAATTATATTACTACTAAAACAAGTTTGTTATTGAGATTATGGTGTTTAGAAAAATACCATTATGGTATTGATATACCTTTAATTAATGAAAATACTATTAAAATGTGTATGAAATCACTTATATTACCATCAAGTGGTCCTAAACCTAAAAATAATAATCTTCTATTATTAAATGAATTTAAAAACTTACATAATTTTACTTTAGAAGATGGTGTTAATTTATCTTCTATTTTAGATTATTATGCTATTACAATTCTTACTTCTATTGAAACCAATATTAAAATGCATTTTTTTGACTATGTAAATCGTTTTATAAACTCTTATTTCAAGGTCTTCTACAAGGATGACATTACTAATAAAGAGTTAAAAAAGCAGTTATTTAAAGATTTATATGTCGTTAAAAATGATATACTAAATGGCTCTTTAAAATCTAACATTAAGTTCCATAACTGGATAAATGAATATCGTTATAAGATAGTTCCAGAAGAGTTTGAAGTTAGTTATTATTATGATGTTAAAGCAACACCTCAAAAGTATCTTAAATACATGATTTTTATGAATATTGAATTAGAAAAAATAGAAGGTAAAATGTATCAATTCTTTCCATTACAATCATCTATAATTCCAAGACATATTCAAATGGATACTAAATCAATAATAGAATTATTAGTAGATAAAGGGAAAAAAGAGTATTTAGACAATATAGAACTTAATAAAGAGTTCTTATGGGACAAATATTTTAATATAACTCAAAAAATAAAAGATTATAAGTTTGATAATACTATTATTACTGATGGTTATGCAACTTCTTTAAGATTTATTCATAATGATTATATTGAAGGTGAAAAAATCAAAAAGGAAAAGATGAAGAAAGGGCGAAAGGATGCAAGAGAATTGACTGATGAAGATAAAGAAAAAAAGAAACTCTCTAAAAAAATATTACAAGATGAAAAGAAAGAGTTAAATAAATTAAAACAAAAGGATAAACCTAAAAAGGTTGAAAAAATACAAGACTTTCCCTATATTGATGATGTTGAAAAAGAAGAATTAAAAGGTAGTCATATTTTTATTGATCCAGGTAAAAGAAGTTTATTTACTATGATGAATGATGATGGTAAGTTTTACTCTTATACTAATAAGCAAAGAGTAAATGAAACCAAAAGACTAAAATATCAAAACATTCTTAAAAAATATAGAGATGAATTAGAAATTACATCAAAAGAGAATGAACTATCGTCATATAATTCTAAAAGTTGTAATATTACTAATTTTAATGATTTTATAACAAAAAAAATAAACACTAATGAAGTATTATATAAGTTATATCAAAATAATAAGTTTAGACAATACAGATGGTATGCTTTTATAAACAAAAAACGAACAGAAGATAATATGCTTAATAAAATTGAAAAGACATATACAAAAGATAGTATTATTATAATTGGTGATTGGAGTATTGGTAAGCAAATGAAAAACTTTATTTCTACACCTAATCTATCATTAAAAAGAAAATTACAAGAGCGTTTTAAGGTTTATGATATTGATGAATATAGAACTTCGTGTCTAAATTATAAGACAGAAGAATTATGTAAAAACCTTTATCTGCCTGATAAGAAAAATAAAGAACGAAAGATGCATTCTATCCTAACATATAAAATGGAAAATAAACGGAATGGTTGTATTAATCGTGATAAAAATGGTTGTAAAAATATTCAAAAAGTATTTAACTATTATATAGAATATGAAGAACGACCATACCGATATAAGAGAGGAGTTGATTTACAAAAACTACAAACCGCAATAGTGCCGTCAAATTGTAGTTAGTCGCTTAAATGCGATCATTTACACCGATAGAAAGGATGAATAACAAAATTATTATATTTTTATAATAGTCTTGTCTCATTTTTCTTTTCGGTTGGTGTAATAATTAATTATAATTAAAATACGGCGGGATATCTTCGTATATTACCATTACATCAGGTGGTAATTCTTTAATATTATATTCATTCGCCCAGTTAGCTATAGTTTGAGTATTAAATAAATATTCATCATCATCGTCTGTGTATAAACTAATTATATTATATCTATACATTTTTTGTAAATACGCAAACATTATTCTGTATTATGTAATTATTATAATAACTACTATAATATTTATATATTTAATGTTCTAGTATTTTTTCTAGGTCTCCCAACTCCTCTTAATATTTTAATGTCCGCTGCATCTTCAATAATAGAGGTTATTTCTTCATCACTAACAGATAATGTTTCAATATTATTTTCATAATTATCTATAGATATATTATTGTGAACATTATTAATAATATTTTCAATATCGTTTGTTGGTTTTTGTCTTAATTCTGTTATATTGGGTTGATGTCTATTTGCATTATTAGAGGGCGTAGACATAGTAGGTTGCATCGACATATTTGACATAGGCGAGTTTAATGAACTAAATAAACTACTTACCATATTAAATAATCCACCACTATCGCTTCCATTATTAGTGTTATTATTGGCATAATTATTTATAGGTATATTTTGTGCAGGAGATGAAGGAGTATAATTATTACCCATCATATACTGTTTTGCTGCGGCATGTTGAAATTGTTTCATTAATTCAGGGTCTGATTTTAGAACGTTCTCAACATTTGGCATAGGTTGCTCCTTAAACATTCTGCTTGTTAGATTGAACATAAATGCACTACCAGATAAAGATATAAATAATCTTAATTCAGGTGCCATTTTTTTACCAGTCGCCTTATATTTATAATGTAACTCTTCAAAAATATCATCATAATCATTAATATTCTCATTAACCTGTTCGGACCACCCATCTAATTTTATAGTAAATGGGTCGTATCTGCTATTCATATACTCAGTTCCAGAAATAAACGCCATTAACATTTTTTGCTGAAATCTTATACTTCCATCAAGTTCCTTTTCACGTATTAAACGATTATATTCTGTTCGCATTTCTTCTATGTCAGAATTCATATTAAACTTGAATGGTATTTTGAAACCCTTGGACTCTAACCTGTCTAATTGATAAATAATTTCCCTTTTCTCATTCTGTTCATTCAAAATAATTTCTTTAGCGCTTAAATGTCTATTTCTCGTTCCCTTTTTACTATATTCTTCATCATCATCATCTCCATCTTCTTCATCATAATCATCATCATCTTCTTCGCCGTCGTCATCATCTTCTTCGTCGTCATCATCATCATCATCTTCTTCTTCATCATCATCATCGTATTTACTATTTGTATTCTTTGAATATTGATTGTTTTTATTTGAAGAATTATGAGTTGTATTAGACTTTTTTTTGTTAATACTACTTGCTATACTGCTATTATCACTTTCTTCATTATATTTTGATTTTTTAGACACACTTTTATTTTTATATATATTTTTCATATTTTTCATATAAGCAGACTTGTCATAATCACCATTAACTGAACTAGCCCTCGACGAAGAACGAGAAGAAGAACGCGAAGACATCGAAATTACATCTTCACTTATCTTATTTCTATTGAATAAGGTATCATCATTCATAAAATTACTTTGCGAAACTCTTTGTTGCTTATGTGGTATATTAAAACCCATTTGTTTATTATTAAATGTATCTCTATTTAATTCAATTAAATCATCATTTATATTATTTAGATTTAATGTTGTCATATTATATATTTAATTGAATATCAATTGTTTATATAATATTAATAATATTTAAATGTATATAAATACGCGCGCATAATAATAAAGGGTAACATTTAAATATAAAAACATATAAAAAAGACAGCATACATATATTAAATATGAAGATTCTATTTTTTGGTAGCAGAGGTTGGATTGGCAAGCAATTTGGAGATTATTTAAATAATAATGGAATAACATATATTGGAACAGATGTAAGAGCCGATGATGAAAAAGCAGTAGAAGCAGAAATTAAATTATATTCACCAACGCATATTATATCATTTATTGGAAGAACACATGGAGAGGAATATAATACAATTGATTATCTTGAATTACCGGGAAAACTAACTGATAATATTAGAGATAATTTGTATTCTCCTTTAATACTTTCAATCTTATGCGAAAGATATAATATTCACTATACATATTTGGGAACCGGTTGCATATTTAGTAGCGATAACCCTATGGAATCATATATAGATGATGATGAAAAACCAAACTTCTTTGGTTCATCATATTCAATTGTTAAAGGATTTACAGACAGACTTCAACATATGTATGCAAAAAATACTCTTAATTTGCGAATTCGTATGCCAATAGTTAATTATGAGCATAATAGAAATTTTCTAAGTAAAATTTTTAAATATAAAAAAATTTGCTCTATGCATAACTCTATGACTGTATTGGAAGATATGTTCCCTGTAATAATGGATATGATTATTAAAAATACAACAGGGACATTTAATTTAGTTAATAAAGGTATCATTTCTCATAATGACATTTTGGAGATGTATAAAGAAAATATAGATAAGTCTTTTGTATGGGAGAACTTTAGCATAGAAGAGCAGAATACTATTTTATTGTCAAAGCGTTCAAATATACAATTGTCAACAGATAAACTATACTCGCTTTATCCTGATATTCCAGATATTAAAACATCTGTTGAAAAATGTATTAAAGAATATCATATTAAATAAATATGAAAAATTGCAAAATATTATATTTATATTAAGTAGAAGATGACAACCTATATAAAATGTGGAACTGTAAAAATAAATAACGCAAATAAAATGATATATATGAAGGATGGAAATCTTTATGTAAAATGCAAAGGTAAAATGATGAATATTGCAAGATATATTCATTCACTTGTGCATAAAAAATAAATAAATCATATAAATAAAAAAATGATATATTTGATTATATAATTATTTTTATAACATATTATTAAATATGGTTAGATATGTATGCGATATTTGTAAAGAAGAATTTGCAAAAAAAGTAACATATAATACGCATATTAAAAAATGTAAGATAGTCTTAGAAGAAGACACAAACGAAGTTGAAATCCAAGAAGATACTAATGAGTTTCATAATGAAACATTAGAAGATTTTATTACTGATGATGTAAAACTATATTTTGGCGACTGTATTGAAAAAATGTCATTAATTCAAGATAATAGCGTTGATTTAATATTATGTGACCTTCCTTATGGAACTACTAAATGTAAATGGGATACAATTATTAATTTAGAGTTATTATGGAAACAATATAAAAGGATTATTAAAAAACCACAAGGAGTAATTTTATTATTTGGACAGCAACCATTCACAAGCATGCTTGTATCATCAAATTACGAATGGTTTAAATATAATATTATATGGAAAAAGAATAAAACTACGCAATATTTATTAGCAAATTATAGACCTATGAAATGCACCGAAGATATTTGTGTATTTTCAAAAGGTGGAGCAGCTGCCGCTTCTATAAAAACAGGGAATATGACATATAATCCACAAGGTTTAAAATCAGTAAATATAAAAAAGCAAAATAGTGAAAAGCGTATTGGTAAAATGCTAAATCAATTGCATCATTTAGGTGCAAATAATAAATTAACTTCAGATGCAGAATATACTCAAAAATATACAAATTATCCTATAGAACTTATTGAATTTGATATAGAAAATAACACAATCCATGAAACACAAAAACCAGTAAAACTGATTGAATATTTAATTAGAACATATTCTAATGAAGGAGATACAGTTTTAGATAATACGATGGGTTCTGGAACTACTGGTGTTGGATGCATAAATACAAAAAGAAAATTTATAGGAATAGAACTTACTGATAAATATTATAAATTATCAAAAAATAGAATAAATAACACTAAACCACAATCTCAAGAACAACCTCAAGAACAACCTCAAGAACAACATCAAGAACAACCTCAAGAACAACCTGATGATATTATACAAACTTAACTTAAGGTTGCTTTACAATATATAACATTCCTTCATCATTCTGCTTTATTGTCGACGGTTCATTTATTAACAAATAATTTAAGACGGTAATTAGACCTTCTACATTATCGCCAAGAACTCCTAAACTACGATTGCAAGAATTACAGCAATACCCTCTAAATTTATTATTTTTATGGCAATGATCAAATACTAATTTATTTTTTTCATCTTGTATTTTATTACATATATTACATTTTGAACCTTCCGGTGCAGTATAAGAGATACCTTCAGTTTCTGCAATATTTTTAGCAATAGTTTTGCCCTTATTAGCTTTATTTGTGCATTCAAAACATTCAGGACGTCTTAACCTAAAACCATTTTTATCAAAAGCATCAGTCCCCGAAGTATTGCCATTAAAATCTGTAAGTTGTTTACTTATTTTACATTTTGAACATTCTTTATATTTTGTAAATGCATCATCATATTCTTCCTCGGGCGAGTTAAAATGCGCTTTATCTTTCTGTCTTTTATAGTTGTTTAATTCTTTTTCGCTGAAAGTTTTTCTAGACATTACTATGTATTATTTAGTAATGTTTTACGCGACCAATCATTTTTTTTAAATTTTACTAATTAAATACTAATTATTTTATCAAACTTATCAATATAGTTATCGATTGAACCATTATTAATTAATATAATGTCATATGGAATACTTGCATATTCTAACTCTGAAATATGGGAACTTTCATTTTCTTTTGTATCGGCATTAGAATTACTTGAATAAGGTCGTATAACTCTAATAATCACTATATCTTCTTTTTGTATTTTAGAAATAGTATATAACATTTCAAATTCATGAATAAATCGAAGGTCGCTAATAACAAACTTTTGCCCTTCATTATCATTTAATCTACTTTTTATGTAGTTCTTCAAAGTATTTGCAAAGAAGTTTTTTTTTATATTTGGCAATAATTCTTGTATTTTCTCTTGCATTATTTCTGTTCCAATAAATTGTAATGCGGTTCTTGGTGTAATCCCCCATTTTTCATCAACAATATCTTTTCTACCAGTCCCCATATCTTCGCCAATCCCAACTTGGTCATCATCAAAATTAAATAATTCTTTAACAGCAACTTTTAAAGGGTCAGCAAAAGACACCCTTTCATAATTATATTTGCTGACTAGATGTTTTGCTAATACATCTTTGCCACTTCTCTTAGCCCCGCAAATAGCAATAATCTTTGGCATTTTATTTGGGATTGACATATTTGTAGACATATTAAAATATATTAAGTATTATATTATCATTTTTTTATATAAAATAATATCATTTAAAAAATAAAAAATTGATATTTAAGAATTATTTATTAATTAAATACAAATAATAATGTTTTCTAACCTTTGCTGGGATATTCTGGACATTTATTTTCAAAAGGGAGGTTCCCCTGAATCATCTAATCAGTTAGTAAAGCATCAAATTGATAGTTATAATAAGTTTATTGACAATACGCTGGGACAAATTATTGGAGGTTTTAATCCTATCAAGGTTAAAATTACTAATCAAAAACCAGAATTGCCTGACAATACTTATAATATATCTATTAATATTCTTCAACCAAGTATTGTAAAACCGAATTATCAACTTCCTGATGGAACCCAAAATATCATGACACCATATATTGCGCGTATGAATAATATGACATATTCGAGTGGTATATATGTTAATGTTCATATTTCCACGGAAATTACAAACAAGAATGGAATGACTGAAAAGTTTGATAAAACAGTAAATGGTGTATACATTGGAAAAATTCCTATTATGGTTCGCTCTAAATTATGTGTTCTTAGTCAAATGCAAGGAATATGTGAGGAAAATAAAAATGAATGCATTTATGATTTTGGCGGTTATTTTATTGTTAATGGGAATGAAAAGGTTTTAATTTCACAAGATCGTATCAACGAAAACAAGGTCCTCGTTTTTCATCCTAATAATAATGCGGAAGGTTTATATGCAGAAATTCGCTCTATGTGTGATTCTACATATCTACCTCCAAAAACAACTTGCTTAAATATGAGTGGTAAATTAAATCATATGGGGCGCATTATTCGCATAAATACATCATTTATTCGGTCGGAGATTCCTATATTTGTAATATTTCGCGCTCTTGGAATTATTAGCGACAGAGAAATTATTACTCATATTGTATACGATACTGATAAAGAGAAAAATCAACGTATTATTAACGAACTTATGGCTTGTTGCGAAGATGCGTGCGATATTAAAACACAGGAGCAAGCAGAGAATACGCTAATTAAGATTATGATTGGAGTTAATAAGAATAATGACCACGAAACTAATAAAAAGCAACTTCATAATAATCTTCTTAACGATTTTCTTCCTCACGTTGGTAAATCTTATAGACGTAAGGCGCTTTATGTTGGTTATATTATTCGCAAAATGATACGTATCTATTTGGGTTATGATACATATGATAATCGCGATTCTTATATTAACAAACGCGTAGATACTCCAGGTGTATTAATGAGTAATTTATTCAGACAGTGCTATGGTAAAATGACAAAAGAACTAAAGATTGCAATTGAAAAAGAACTTAATTTATGGCGCGGAAATGCAAATATCCCCATATCTAATATCATTTCTGATATAAGTATTCACAGATTTTTCAAGCAATCCCTATTAGAATCATGGATTAAATATTCGCTTTCTACAGGAAACTGGGGCATCAAAAGCATAGGAACATTTCAAAATATTAAGCAAGGAGTATCTCAAGTTCTTAATCGCATGTCTTATGCTAGTACATTATCACATTTAAGACGCATTAATACTGCTATGGAAAAGAATGGTAAACTTGTGCAACCGCGTAAATTAGACAATTCGCAGATTGGTATGATATGTCCTGCAGAAACACCAGAAGGAAGTTCTGTTGGTTTAGTAAAAAATATGGCTCTTAGCACAAATATCTCAATCGCGATGAATAGTACGCATATTCGTAGAATTTTGGTAAATCTAGGCGTTATTATTTACGATGATTCATATGATATGACAAATCCTGAAAAATCATCAATCGAATTTTTGAAGAATATGGGAAGTGAGGACAATGTATATATTATGGTTAATGGTGATATTATTGGTTATTATACTAATCCTGATAAATTATATTCTACTTTGAAGCATTACAAGCGTAGCGGTATTATCAGTCCAACAACTTCAATTGTTTGGAATATACAAAAGTCATGCATAATTGTTAGCACGGAAGCAGGAAGAATGTATATACCACAATATATTGTAGATATTGATCCTGAAACTAATAAACGCGTATTAAGGATTGAAAGAATATTAAAAAGGAAAAATATTAGTTGGGAAGAATATATTGCGGATAAACATTTCAATTACTTCATAGTTCCTAATGAAGTCTCTAAAAACCAAGATGACCCAGAATCTTATTTAGATGAAGAAGGATTTATTGAATATATGGATTGTGAAGAAATAAATAATGCGATGATAGCAACTTTTCCGGAAGATTTAAATGAGGGTATTAAAGGAACAGCGCTACCTCCATTTTATACACACTGTGAACTTCATCCTAGTTTAATGAATGGAATTCTAGGAGTTAATATTCCATTCAGCGACCATAATCAATCGCCTAGAAATTGCTATCAATGTGCTATGGGTAAGCAAGCATTAGGGGTATATATGAGTAATTTTAATAAGCGTATAGATACGATGGGAAATATTTTGAATTATCCTCAAAAATCTCTAGTATATACTAAACTATCTAAATATACGATGGCCCATAAATTACCATCGGGTGTAAATGCTATTGTAGCAATTATGACACACACAGGTTTTAATCAAGAAGACAGTATTATGGTTAATCAATCTGCGCTTGATAGAGGACTATTTACAAGCACATATTATAAAGCGATGCGAGATGTATGTAATAAAAATCATAGCACAGGAGAAGAGGAAATATTTACAAATCCTATTAATATTTCATCGCAAAAACCATACTCATATGAAAAATTAAATGAAGATGGATTTGTATCTAAAAATACATATGTGAATGGAAATGATGTTATTGTTGGCAAAGTTATGCCAAAGAAAGCTAATGGCGTAATTACTTACCAAGATAGTAGTTTAACTATGAAAGCAAATGATGATGGATATGTTGATATGAATTATAATGGTATTAATAGCGAAGGTTATAAGTTTTGTAAAGTTCGTATTCGCAAAAATAGGAAACCTGAGATTGGAGATAAATGTGCTAGTTGTAGTGCACAAAAAGGAACTATTGGAATGATATATAGACATCAAGATATGCCATTTACTAAAGATGGGATTGTTCCAGATATTATTATGAACCCGCATGCAATCCCTTCGCGTATGACAATTGCCCAATTAATGGAATCTATTATGGGAAAAGCATGTTGTCATATTGGAGCGTTTGGTGATTCTACTCCCTATACAGATTGCTCAGTAGAAGGGATAGCAAAAGTTTTAGAAATGTCTGGTATGGAAAAATATGGAAATGAAATCTTATATAATGGAAGAACAGGTGAGCAAATACATACAGATATATTTATTGGGCCTACATATTATCAAAGGTTGAAGCATATGGTTTCTGACAAAATCCACTGTCTAACTGAAGACCACGAAGTATTAACAATCGATGGTTGGAAGTTTATTAATAATATTACAACAGATGACAAGGTTGCAGTTTTAAAAGATGACAAACTAGTTTATGAAAATCCGATTGAAGTTCATAATTACCCAGAATATTCTGGAACCATGTATAATATTAGCAATTCACAGATTGATTTGAATGTAACTGGAGAGCACAAAATGTATATTAAATATTATAATACTATTAATAATAATAATAGTAATAATGAATATCTATTAGAAAAAGCAAATAATATTATTGGAGATTGTGTAAGATATAAAAAGGATTGCATTTGGGATGCTCCTGACTATCAATTTATTATTCCTGTAAGCAATAGTGAAATTAATATGGAGGCATGGTTAATATTCTTTGGTGAATGGATTGCAAGCAATTGTGATAATAAAGTTTTATATCAGTTTGGTTCTCATAATACAAATACATATGATACAAGGTGTATTACTGAGTATCTTTCTAATAATATCTATTCTGATACATTAAGTATGCCTGAATGGGTATGGAAATTAAGTAGTAAGCAAGTAAGAATATTGATTAAATCTATGATAGTTACTAATATGAGATTGGGAAATTATAAGTATAATAATATGTTTTGCTGTGAATATGAAAGTTTGGCAGATGATATGATGCGCTTATGTATTCATGCAGGTTGGAGTGGTATTAAAAGTATTTACAAAGATAAGATTTGGAAAATTACCATAATTAAAAATATGAATAATCCCTATGTTAATAATATCAAAAAAGAGAAAAATCACAAAGAGCAAGAATATAATTTCAAAGGTGCTGTATATTGTATTAGCGTATCTACAGAAGTATTTATGGTTAGACGTAATGGCAAGTCTGTATGGACTGGAAACTCGAGAGGTTCGAATGGTCCTATCGTAATGTTAACAAGACAACCAAGTGAGGGAAGGGCGCGATCAGGAGGATTGAGATTAGGAGAGATGGAAAGAGATTGCTTTATTGCACATGGAACTTCTAATTTCCTTGCTGAGAGAATGCTTCATGTATCAGATAATTATCGGGTATTTATTTGTAAAAAATGCGGTATGCATGCAAATGTTAATACAGAGAAAAGCATATATAGTTGTAAATATTGTAAAAATAATACTGATATCGCGCAGGTTAGGATGCCATACGCATTTAAATTATTAAATCAAGAATTATATACGATGAATATTATGATGAGGTATGTATGTAACTAAAATTATTATATAAAATAATAAACTCTTACAATATTATAAAAAATATTATGAAATATTATCATTTATATAAAATATTTATATTATTTTTAATTTTTTATACTAGCAATAGTCATATGAATAATTCATTATTAAATAAAAACATATGCAAACAATTAAACAATAGCAAATATCAGTCATTTAATAAAAATATAGAATACTATATATGCAAAAATGTTGTTAAGAAAAGACAAACTAACCCATATGTGGTTTTATCAAAAGATGTTTTAAGAAAATATATATTTATAATTAATGTTGTGTTAATTTATATACTATTGAACAGTGTATAAATTATTTTTTTATTTTTACTATCTTAATGTTAAAATTATATAACATATATAAACATTTAATATTATCATATATATTATGGGCGATAATTATAAATATTATAGGATATTAGGAGTTGATAAAAATGCTTCACAAGATGATATAAAAAGAGCATATAAGAAACTTGCATTCGAACATCATCCAGATAAAAACAAGGAAAATTTAGCTGCATCTGAGGAAAAGTTCAAAGAAATATCAGCTGCTTATAATGTGCTAAGTAACGAAACAGAACGCGCTAAATATAATGAAACCGGAGATAATAATTATAATAATGGTTCAGGTCAAGAAGTTCACAGAAACCCTCATGATATGTTTGAAGCATTTTTTAGAAATAGAGGTGGTCCTTTTGGAGGCGGTATGCATTTTGAGGAAGATGTGTTTTCATTTGGAGGCGGAGGTGGCGGCAATCGAGGACCTAAAAAAGCGGCATCTTTGGAAAAAACATTAGTATTTAGTTTAGATGATATATATGAAGGTATTAATAAAGACCTAAATATAAATATACGTAAATATTGCACAAATTGTAATAAGAAATGTAATAAATGCGATGGGCGCGGTGTAATTCAGCAAATTATTAATTTAGGAATTATGCAACAAATATTTCAAGGGTCTTGTGACAGATGCGAAGGAACTGGAATAATAATAGAAGGAAAACCTGACTGTAAAAGTTGTAATGGCAAAGGATTTTTTAACAAAGATAATAAGGCAACATTAATTCTTCCAAAAGGTATAGATGAAACTTATAAAACAGCATTTCCAGAATTAGGGGAGCAACCAAAAATACCTAATGTTAAACCAGGAGATTTAGTAATAAATATTAAAATCGAAGAGCATAAAAATTTCATTAGAAAGGGAAATGATTTATATTATAAAACAGATATTTCATTTGTTGATTCTATTGTAGGAAAGGAAATTGTAATACCTTATTTTAAAGAAAAAATAAATATTAATACTAATATATTTGGTGCTATATCTAATGGTAAGAATTATTTACTAGAAGGAAAAGGAATGCCTATATTAAATACTTCAAATAAGGGAAATATGTTTATTGAGTTTAATATCAATTATCCTAAAATAAAAAATAAAGATAAATGCGAACAACTTAGAGCACTATTAACAGAAGTATTTTATTAGCAATAAGTAAAGGGATATTAGATATCTATCTAATATTCCATATTTCTTTTATTTTCAATAGCATATAATATATTATATATAGGGTCTAAATTTATATTTTGATTATATCCATATTTTTTAACAAAGTTTGCTAATTGTAGGGAACTTTCATCTGTTAATCTATTATCATCATTTGAGGTTATATAAAATTTATATTTTTTAGTTGCTAATTTTTTTTTATCAATATTATAAGTTTTTTCGTTATCCTTATTGTAATAATCTATATATTTTTGTTTCTTTTCTGCTAAATCAAATATAGAAAAAGCACTACTAAATTTACTTATACTATCTGTTGGTGAAAATAATACAGGTGCCATAATATTATTTTTTCCAAAAGTTATTTTTGTTTCCTCTTTAACAAAATTATATTCTAATCTCAATATATAATCTTTTAAAATATTATTAGTATTATTAATATGAACAATATATATAATATATATATATGAATTATCGTTGTCATTTATATTAAAATCAATAATATCATTAATATCTGTGCATCTAGTCATTTTACTTGCAATACGATAAACATAATCGCGATATAATATATATAATACTATAACCATAATAATTAAGAAAAGTATATTAATACCTATTAGATAGTTTGATATTTTATTATCAGATATTGATGTAAGTCTATTTATATAATTATCAGAATTTCCTTCAATATTTTTAAATAATGTTTGAATATCACCAATAATATTCTTAATATCACTCATAATATCTTATTTATATAATATATATATTATATATATTTAATATAAAATATTATTATTATATATTAATGTTATATTTTTGATGCATCTTTGAGAAAATAATGTAATCTATGATTGTAATAGGATAATAAGGGTTATTTGAATATCCTTTTGTAAACTTAATTAATTCATTTGTTGTATATGATTGAATAATATTATAATTTTTGTCAACTGCATAATACTTGTAATTATTACTGTTTATTTTAGTGCTTATATCTTCAATAATATCTGTGTTCATTAAATCTAAATTATAATACGTATATTTAAAACTATCAATAAAATCCTTGTTATTATTTAACTCTAATGCTTTTTTCCCTTCATTTGAATTAATTAATAAGGAATATTCTAATGCAACCTTATTATATTCAACAAAATCAACGTTCTTTTTAGATTTTTTTGAAATACTATTTAATGAATCCTTATTTTTTTCTAATTTTTTTATATCTTTTAGAATTGCGATGTAATCATTTATTCTATATATAAAAATATTTTCTTCATCTTCTGTATTTCCATATTCTATATATGTAACCATTTTATTAAAGTCATAGGTTATTTTAATAATAAATTCCGAAGGTTTTTTAATATTTTTTGTATTTATTATAATAATATTATAAACATATGGCGTTTCATTATAATAGTTTTCATCTATAATCTTAGAAATATTATTACATTTTGAATATTTTTTTGCACCTTTGTATATTGTATCCCAATATATAAATGTGCAAATTATTATAATGATGCATAAATATAATACTGAATATATTAACCTATATATATCTTTTTTTTGAGTTATAATATTAATAAGTTGGCATTGTAAGTCTGTAAATGCCATTATTTTAATATTATATTATTCTTAATATAATATTTTAATTTAATTATTAAATATATATATATGCCATATTTGTTCGGAATGTACTTTCAATATCATCGCTTGGTGGCAAATAATCATAACTTGCGTCATCACTAGGACTTACGATTTTCATATTCCTATATTTATCTGCATCTTCTCTATGTTTTATTGATTTGAATGAATTAGTATAAAATATGTTGTCTCGTTTATCTTCAATAAAATTGTCAGTAAAATTATAATCAATATGTGTTGTATATTGTTTGGGGTCTTGTTTATTAACAAAAGTCTCTTTACATCTTTGCTGTGCTTCTTCATATTGTTCAGGAGTTAATACTGATTTAAAAATATTGAGTATAAAATTCAGAACATCTTTATTTTTATCTATTTGAGTTTTTTCAAAGACCCATACAAAAAACCCCATCTCATTTAATTCTTTCCATGGTGATATTTGTGCAAATGGATTTGGAATAAAAAATACAATTTTATTAATCATTATCCCAATTAACCATAATATTAAAATTACTATTGTGCATAATGCAACAATTGCTAAATATATATAATATGCTGTATGTGCAGGATAAAAGTTAACAATCCTATATATTATATTAGGTAATAACATAGCGGGTTGCTTCATTCCAATTGTATAATCTATAGAATCTCTGACAATACTACTAATTAAAGGCAGATTAGTTATAAGGACAATAGTTTCGATAATATAAAAAGATATTAATATAAATAAAACTAATAATGTTAAATATATTATAAAGTAGATAAAATTAAATTTCATTCCTATTTACTATATTACTAGATGATTTAATAGATGATTTATAAATAATATTTTTTTTTCTTATAAATGTTACAGTAATACTCATTCAATCCTGTAATGCTTTTGTAATAAATAATTATAATCTTATTACAAATGTCATCATAGACATCTTCATTTTCTCCTCTATTATAATATTCGTCAAATATGTTCATTACATTATCTTCAAAATAGTCATCAGAACCATTTGATACTTCCTCATATTCTTTTATAATTTTTGATTGAAATTTATTTCTATTTGTTTTATTAATAATACTAAGAATATTATTGTTTTTTTCAAAGAAATCAATTATTTCATCACAGAAGTTCATTTAATTTTCAAAAATGTTTCAACATATAATTTTATATATATTATTATCAATTTTCAAAATACTAATATAAAAATAGAGCATTTTTATTATTTATAATTACTAATATAAAAATTGATAATAATATAAATATAACATAATAAATATAATAATGTCTAGTAAAAAGATTTGCATTAATAGCACATCTTCGTATTATACGGGGAAGGAACAATCACCTCTACATTTTGGGTTATCCGCAGAAGGTTACGAAATTAATGCTATTATGGAAGGTTTTGATAAGGAACTTTGGATTGTTGAAGTAAGAAATAATAAGAAAGTCTGGACTAAAAAAGAACATATTAATAAGATGACTTATGAGAAACCTTTGATTACCGAATCAAATGACGAAATAACTAATGCGAGCGATAATAATGAATTGAATACTAATGATAATGCTCATATTATTATTTCTAATATTGAACCTACCGTTATTAACACACCTAATAGTGACGGAAAAAATAAGGAGAAGGAAAGTAAAACAATAAAACCAACAGATTATACCTTGTTTATAACATATCGTATTCATCAAATGAAAAATACGTCAAATGATAATAAGAAAAATTATGATTGTGCGAGGTATGAATGGAAAGAATATAAGAAGAAACCAGATGAATTAAAAGCGATTATGGTTGAAGCATATAATTTTCAGAAAGCAGACTGTAAAATAAATAAAAAATGATAAATATTATTTAAATATTAAATAATATTAAATATAATATCAATGAATACTATTTATTTTAATAAGAATAATATTATTCTTATTGATAGTAGTTATTATGTATTTCATAGATATTTTGCTACTTATAGGTGGTTTTCTTTTCAAAATATAGATATAAGCATAGATGATATAATTAATAATGAAATATTTATAAATGCTTTTTATAAGCATATTAATAATGATATTAAAAAGATATGTAAAAAATGGAATACAAATAAAGAGAATATAGTATTTTGTTTAGATTGTCAGCGTGCTGAAATATGGAGAAATGATATTTATAATACTTATAAAGCAACAAGGACACAAAAAAATAATTTTAATAAAAAAATATTTAGCATATTTAATGAATATATTAAATTATTAGATTTTAAATATATCTCACAGGATAGATTAGAAGGAGACGATGTTATTTATTTATCCCAAAAGATGATTAAAACACATTTAGAATTATTTAAAAATTTGGATATTATCATTATAACAAATGATAATGATTTTCTGCAACTTGTTGATTCTCACGTGCATATCTATAATATGCAATTTAAAGAACTTATGAAGCGTGGATACTGTGACCCTAAAATTGACTTATTATTTAAAGCAATTTATGGAGATAAAAGTGATAATATCCCAAAGATAGGGCCTGGAATAACAAAGGAGAAAGCTTTAATGCTATCTACTATGCAAGATACAGAAAGAGAAAAATATATAAAAGATAATGGATATGAAGATAAATTTAGATTAAATATGAAACTGATATCTTTTGAGAATATACCTGAAGAATATACAAAAATATTTAGTAATAATATTAGAATGATATTAGAATAATGGTTATAATGTTGTAATAAATTGTATGGAATATATATGTTCTATTTTTTTAAATGTTATTTAAAAAAGATATTAAACTTTATTAATATGAAGATACATATAGAAGATATTATGCTTCTAACTTTTTAATGCTATCTATTTTATTTTTTTCAAGATTGGACATATAATACCACGATTTTTTTTCAGGTTCCCATCGGCACCCTAGTTTTTTAACTGCATCTTTATTTTTGAAAGGTATTTTAACATAAATTTTCTTATGTATTTCAATATCTATCCCTGCCTCAGTTGATATTTTTTCTTCATTAACCTCGTTATTTGCAGACATTATTTCAATATCTAGAATTGCCCTTTTATTTGCATCAGATATAATATCCTCATAATACCATTTACTACAACTCAAATCCCATTTAGCACCTAATTTTTTAATAGCATCTTTAAATTCGTATTTAATATTGATATAATGTTTTTTATATGCGGTTTCTTTAATATTTGATATCAGAGTAGTATCTATGCTATCAACAACAGTAACTCCAACCGCCAAATTCGCGAGTCTATCTGCTTCTGCGTTTCCTAAAGAATGTTCGTCGCTCAAACCAGTATGTGCTTTAATATGATGTAATCCAATATATTTTTTATTTGGTTTATAAATTTCGTAAATTCTTTGAATTAATTTCAAATTTGGAGGTACATTTCCCGTTGTAGTTTTCCAATCATTCTTATATAATTTATCCCCATAATTACCAGCACATTTAATTACATATTCTGAATCTGTATATATATTGATTTTTATATTAGGTTGTAATTTATTCAATTCTTCATAAACTATTTCAATCGCACGAATTAATGCGGTTAATTCACCTGTATTATTAGTTTGCTTTCCTACTACACGCGCATACTCATTCCTTTCATCATTATCTTTAAAATAAACACCATAACCTGCTTGTGCATTATGCGAGCCGTTGTTAATACAAGAACCATCGATATAAATATTAATTATTTTGATTATTTCACTCATCTTGATTTATTATAATTAATATATAATATATTATCAATTTTTATATATTACACTACATATATATTGTTAATATATATATCTGTATATTTTAGTAATATATATATCTGTATATATTAAATATTATAACTATGATTGATAGAAATATTGAAATATATTATAATGAAACTTGGAATATCATTAATAATAATGGTTTCTTTAATATATTTGATAATTCTACAAATCAAATCGGATTATGTATATCACCTTCTGGAAATGTAGGAATTGGAAGCACAAATCCAAAATCAAGATTAGATATTGTAGGCGATGTTAATATACTCGGGGGAGCAAAAATAAGTTCACATGTACAATTTGGAACAAAGAATAATATTGCGAATAATATATATATATATAGTGAAGAAACTAGCACACGCCTAGGTATAGGCACTAGAGAACCAAGTGTTTCACTTGATATAGTTGGAGATGCTAATATTTCTGGTTTAATTACTGTTGAAAATGGTATATCTATAAAATCAGAAACATCTATAATACCTATCGCACAAATAGGTACTAACATAGATGAAAAAAATAATTTATATTTTATCGGTGGGGGAACAGCACGAATAGGAATTGGAAGCAAAACCCCAGCCGATGCTCTAGATATTATAGGGAGTGTTAATATTACAGGTATATATAAAATAAATAATAGAAATATTATAGAAGATACTAGTAATTATGTTAGAACGACAAGTAATATATTAATAGGTTGCATATATGATACTAGTAATTATGTAGGAACAACAAGTAATATATTAATAGGTCGCATAAATGATACATATAATTATATTGAAATCACAAGTAATATCTTTATAAATCTTATAAGTGATAATAGCAATTATATTAGCACTACAAGTAATAAATTGGTTAATCGCATAAGTGATACAAGTAATTATGTAGGTTTAACTAGTAATATATTAAGTAATCGCATAAGTGATACAAGTAATTATGTAGGTTTAACTAGTAATATATTAAGTAATCGCATAAGTGATACAAGCAATTATGTAGCATTTACAAGTAATATCTTGGCAGGTCTTATAAATGATAGTAGCAATTATATTAGCACCACAAGTAATAGTTTGGCTAATCTCATAAGTGATACAAGTAATTATGTAGGTTTAACTAGTAATATATTAAGTAATCGTATAAGTGATACACATAATTATGTAGGTTTAACTAGTAATATATTAAGTAGTCACATAAGTGATACAAGTAATTATATAGGGTTGACTAGTAATATCTTAGCAGAACGCATAAATGATACAAGCAATCATGTAGAAATGACAAGTAATATATTATTTAAAAACATTTCTTTATTAAATTGTAAATTACAATTATTATTATCAAAGGTTGGATTAAATACTAGTGATATAATATCTACAAGTAATATCTTGGTATCATTAGCAACCATTAATGATACCAATACTAGTAATTATATTGCAACTACAAGCAATATTATTTCTAAAAGAATTACTGATTTAAATACTGATATGATTAATGAAAATCCTAATGCTAATAATAGATTTATAGTTAATGATATATATAATAGAGGTTTTACAGTTAAT